ATGACTGACGAAGAAATACACAACATTTATTTGCACATGAGTGGCAAAGCAGAAGGGTTGGTTGAAGCAACTGGCAAGGCTGATTTTCCTGTAATGTTTGCTAAAGCAATCCTTGAGTACGAACGACTGACAAAAGATGCACAAAACATGGCATCTAAATCTACCTATAAAGAACAAGTAGAAACAAAAGATGAGCCTGTGGGATGGATAGACAGTAAAGGATACATGATTTGTGCAAAGACAGATGAATCTTGCAGACCTCTTTACACCACACCACAACGCACATGGGTAGGACTGACTGATGAGGAAATACAAGAGTGCTTGCAAGGTTTGCCAACACAGACCATCGATGTTTACGCAAGACGAATCGAAATCAAAATAAAGGAGAAGAACACATGAACCGCAAAGAACGCATCCTGCGACTCTCTGCTGGTCGGTTCCATTTGGGAATACTGATGGACTGGTTTGATGCATTTGAAGACTGGGAAAATTACTTAAAAGCTGGCGTCATATTCCATGCATACGATAAGCTGTTGAAAGAACAACTCAAGGAACGCAACAAATGATTTACTGGTATGAATACATTTTTGTCTATGGCTTGGGGTTCATAGGATGTTTGGTTGTAAGCTTATTGCTTGATTTCTTTTTTCCACTTTAAGGAGAACACATGAAAACACCTGAAGACGAAGAATTTGAGAGAATTGAACGAGAGCAAAAGAGAATCAAAGGAGAGATAAAGTTCTTGTCTCAAGAGCTACGCAACGCAGTCCTTGAGGAAGTAGCCCAAGAGATAGAAAGATTCAAGAACTTTGGTGAAGATACCATTGCATCATTCACTGTGTACATTCGGAATATGAAAAGATGAACAGAGAGCCACCATCAAAGGAGTTTTGTTTGTTTGTAGCCAAGAGTACTTTTGAAGATCAAGAGTCATTTGGACGAAGATATTGGGATTGGCTATTCATGTGGGGATGGTATGAACACTGGGTAGAAAACTATTGGTATAATGATTAACAAAAGATTAAGTTAACAACAAGTAAATGATCGAACAAATCAAGACGTACAACGCCAAGATGAGGGGACAAGTACGCAATCGGAAGTTAGAAGTTGTAGTTGATTTTATTTACAAATGTACCGATTGTGGTACAATATGGAGAACTAAAGATGACACAAAAGCGCACGACTGCCAAGGCAAAGACTCCTGCGACCAAGGCACCCAAAGAAAAAAAAGAGATTAAGTCTGTTCTGAATCCCAGACAAACTACCATCAAGGCAAACAAAGCCCAGCCATTGAACGTAAACCCAAAGACACCAACACAAGAAGAGGTCAACGACCTAGAATGGATGAACTGGGTAGAGTATGCACAAGCAAGACTGAGATACCTAGAGAACAAGCTAGAGATCGCAAACGACCAAATAAAAGCCCAAAAAGCCACAATAGACAGACTCAACAGAAGAGTCATGCAGGGATAGCAAAAACAAACACTTTAAGATAAACTATCTTCTAAGCATAAGACTTTAGATAGGGAATGCAACAATGACCATAATGTTGTTAGCGTTCACTAACTTAACTAAAGTAGTTTTATTTTGGAGTGAACATGGCAATAGGTCAAAAATACGCTGGTAGGAAGGCAGGAACGCCTAACAAGACGACGCAAGAGGCGAGGCAAGCTATATCCTTGTTTGTTGATAAAAACGCTCACAGGCTCACTGAGTGGCTCGATGCAGTAGCAGAGGGTGATCCGATAAGAGATATCAAACCAAACCCAGCAAAGGCGTTTGAGTTATTCCAAAGCGTAGTGGAGTATCACGTACCCAAGTTAGCCAGAACAGAGGTTGTTGGGGATGCTGAGAACCCAGTAGTCCACGAGCACAGGATCAAGGCTAAGGAGATGATGGCTGAGGTGATGAAGAACATTGAGTTGAAATCGTCTAATGGATGACGTCTTCTCAATTCTTGCTGATCCTGAGGTCCAAGAGGCTTTTGACCAGTTAGATGACTTAGACCAGATTGCTTATGCATCTAGGCTTAAATGGCTAAAGAGTGCTCACAAGCACCAACTGCCTCCTCATGGAGATTGGTTCAGTATCCAACTCGTCCTAGCAGGCAGGGGAGCAGGGAAGACTAGACTAGCAAGTGAGCAGATATGGTGGTGGGCTTGGACTCAGCCAAAGACTCGTTGGTTGGTGACAGCTCCTACTTCTGCTGATATCAGAGGAACTTGTATAGAGGGAGACTCAGGACTGATCAACGTCATCCCTCCACCATTGATTGCTGACTACAACAAAAGTATTAGCCAGATTACTTTGGTGAATGGTTCGATCATTGGGGGGATACCAGCTTCGGAGCCTAACCGATTCAGGGGACCACAGTGGCATGGGGCGTGGTGCGATGAGTTGGCGGCCTACGACTACCTCCAAGAGACGTGGGATCAGATCATGTTCTCTGTCCGTTTGGGCAAGAAGACTCAGATCATAGCTACCACCACCCCAAGGCCTAAAGACCTCATTGTGGAGCTTGTAGGCAGGGAAGGACAGGACGTTCTGGTGACCAGAGCCTCTACCTATGCCAACATCGACAACTTAGCTCCAAGCTTCCAGAATCAGCTCCTGAGCTACAAAGGGACTAGACTGTTCGAGCAAGAGGTCATGGGTGTGGTTCTGGATGCTGAGGACGTAGGTATTATCAAGAGGTCTATGTTCAGACTCTGGCCTGCTGGTAAAGCCTTCCCCAAGTTCGAGTACATCGTGCAGAGTTATGACTGTGCTTACACTGACAAGACAGTGAACGATCCTACAGCTTCCATAACCTTTGGAATGTTCAAGCCTACTGATGGACCAATGAGCGTGATGGTGATCGACTGTTGGCAAGATAGACTGCAGTATCCAGACTTACGCCCCAAAGTTAAAGAAGAGTATGAGGTTGTGTATGGGGATGGCAAAGAGAAGAAAAGGGTTGACCTGATCCTAGTGGAAGACAAGTCAGCAGGGATTTCCCTGATACAAGACTTACAAAGGGCACATTTGCCTGTGAGGGCGTATAACCCCGGCAAAGCTGATAAAACCCAACGCCTGAACATTGTCTCCAACATCATTGCCATGGGTCGAGTTTGGATACCTGAGAGTTCTAACAACAAAGGCTATGTGAAGGATTGGGCTGAGGGCATGGTCAGCCAGATATGTTCGTTTCCTGAGTCAGCTCATGACGACTATGTGGATGCCATGACACAGGCACTGAGATACTTGAGGGATGCTGGTTGGCTAGACATTGATGGACCAGCTCCAGAAGCATGGGACATGGACGACTTTGTGGACTCAGGAAGGTCTAGAAAGTCTGTAAATCCCTATGCCCAGTAGACCCAAGCCCAAATGATTGGCATAATGTGAAAAACTCTTTTCCTACGAGGTCACGATGGCTGACGAACTAAAGGCTAGCCCAGAGAACAAGTATCTTGCTGAACTATCTAAAGCCTTAGAGTGGATGGCACATCCCACTGTTGATGGTAAGGAGATCAAGACCAGAGGCCTCACAATTGCAGATTTATTGCCCATAGAGTCCACAGGTAAGGTCTTGGGTAGATTGTCAAGAGGTGAGCCTTTGACCACTGGAGCTGGTGGTTTAGGTGGTACAACAAGACTTCAACCTGATGTCCGAGACTTTGCCTTAGACGTAGCTCCCTTTGCAGGAGACGTGGCTAAGTTGGCAGGTAAGGGTGTAGGAGCTTTGGGTAAGGTAGCTGGAGAGGAGCTGAACAGACGCTTCCTATCAGGCCAGATGTTTCCCTATGGTGCACCTACAGCTAACTTCGTGGTCAAGCCTAAAGGTGGCAATTGGCTGAACAATACCGTTGAAAGAAGTTTAAAAGAATTAAAACAAACAAGAGCAGGTGGAGTTAATCCTGAAGACTTGTTGAATCAACTAGAAGACTACATTCAATCAGAAGAGATGAAAAAGTCTTCTCCTGAGGCGCAACAAGTTTTTCACAATAGTAAAAATAATCTACAAAAAGATGTTGCCTTAAACAATTGGATTGACAAGAACTTAACCAATTACGTTAAAAAAGAAATGGCTACGCCTGAAGACCCAGTTCGTAAGTTAGCAGAGAAGGGAATCATCCATATACCACCAGATCAGATAGGATTGAATAGACAATATGCAAGCGACAGGCGTCGTAGCATGGAAGGATCAAAGTTAGCTAAATCACCAGAGGCTCAAGCTTGGGAAGATGCTACTGATGTTGCGTTATCACGAAGTAAAGTTAAAAACATTGGTTTATTAGGTGATAGCTACAAAGAGCCATGGCATGAAAAAGCTGATCCTGAAACTAATGTGTACTTTCCTGATTATACTATGCGTCCCCATTATTTGGGTTTCGATCACATTATTGACGTTCTCAAAGAAGACTTAGCCAACGGTCGTCTTCGTCCTGAAAGCTTGAAGAATGTAAGCATGGAACAAGCTGTAAGTCGTGCTCATGAGTACAACGAAGAAAAAGCCAAAAAAATGGCTGAAGCTCAGATCAAGATGACTGAGGGTATGCCAGTAGTCAAAGAATATCCAACTGGGCACAAGTGGATTGAGTTGGCCCCTGAAAAAATGCCAGAGGGATATAAGTTACCTGAAGGTTACACGGTGACAAAAGATGATAGGGAGGATTTTCAAAACACGCCTTGGTTCGTTAAAGGGCCACATGGCGACATTATCTCTGGCGATAAAGGATTGTTTTACGCAACTCCTGAAGAGGCATTAAAAAATGCCACAGAAAAAACACACAGTGAAAATGCATATCAAAAACTAGCTGATGCACTCAAGTACGAAGGCGACACGATGGGTCATTGCGTTGGTGGCTATTGCCCTGACGTTATTTCTGGTCAGTCACGCATCTTCAGTCTAAGGGATGCCAAGGGTGAGCCTCATGTGACGGTTGAAGTTGAACCAAATACAAAACATCCAATAGGTTTTAGTTTAAAAGGTAATCAAACATTTCCAAATGATTTTGATTATGGTGGAGTTGATAAAAAACTACCACAAGATCAACATCAAGCTGTTCATAATAAAGCTAAACAAATATTTGACAATCTTGAATATGAAACTCCAACGTCTGTAATGGATTCGTATCAACAAGCGGCAAATGAAATAGTAGGCAATCCACCAGAAAACATTACTCAAATTAAGGGAAAACAAAATCGTGCTCCAAACGAGCAATATCTTCCTTTTGTTCAAGATTTTGTAAAGTCAGGTAATTGGGGTACTGTTGGTGATTTCAAGAACACTGGTCTTGTCGATTTAAACAAGTGGGAATCTAGTTCGAGCAATGACAAATTAAAAGGTCATGCTCAAAGCTTAGGTTTAAATTTGCCAAGATATTTGACTAAACAAGAGTATGGTGATTTAGAGAATCACTTTTTATACAATCAATTGTCGCCACACTATCCAAATGAATTTGGACCACCTAGTGTTGAACCGCCTGCATCCTTGCAAATCTATAAGACACAGCCAGAGCAACCAGTTGACTTGGGCACAGTAGGTGGAGCACCTGAAGAAGCACCAAAGATGAAGCGTGGAGGGAAAGTCCGTATATCTGACAACCCTGATGTCATGCAAGCAGAGATCATGCAAAGAGGGTTTGCAGAAGGTGGAACAGTGCAATCTGCTCGTGATTGGTTACAAGAGAGAGCTAGTCAACCATCACCAGAATTCCATCCTATTGATACCTTGATGCAGAACTTACAAGGTATTGCAAACCTGCCTGAAAGGGCTTACTTAGGTGCCAAGCAATTGGTTACCGATCCTAAGACTTACTTTTCTAATATCAAAGCACCAACACCTGAAGAATTGGCTATGGGATTTAATCCTGCTGGACTTGAAGCTGGACTAGGTGGTATGGCTGAAAGAGTAGGGAACATGAAAGCCATAGAAGCTTTATTCCCGAACAAAACAGAAAGTATGTTGACGCCTGCTGAAAAGACAGCTCTGACTAAATACAAGAAAGATTTAGATGTTCCTGCTGTTATGCGTAGGGAAATCTTTAGAACATCAGGAACTGGAGACATAGAGACGCCTTCTTTGAAGATGAGGGCAGAAACACCATTGTCCCCTGATTTTCTTGAAAACAAGTATGTTGTGCCTATTCTTTGGGACACTTCAGGAGCTGGGACAGATGTCTCTCAAATTGCTGGTGTGCCTTTGACCAAGGGGCTTAGAGATGCCACTTCGACTAGCGTTCAAAAGCAAGGTGGTAGACTTTACCCATTGATTGATGAGAATGTAAAACAAGGTGTTGCTGGTGCCTCAATGGAGGGGGCCGCATCCAGTAAGATCAACAACTTAAATAAATACTCGGAACTAGGCCCAACAGTGGGCGTGGTTTCTGATATGGCTGAACATGGGATTGATTTCTCTCACCATATAGCAGAACCTTACATTGGTATGTTAAATGCCCTAAGACCTTCTAATGAGGCTTTAAAGGCATTTAGAGATAAGGTTAGAGCTACTCCTGTTGTAAACCCAAATACTAAAGAGGAAACATTCCCGTACACGAAGTTCCCCGGCATCGACAGCCCTAACATCCGTGACATCATTCGATACGGTACAAACGAGTACAGTGCAGGCAACATCAGAAAAGCCATAGCTGAGGCTGGAGACACCTACGCTATGCAAAAACTGGGTTTTCCAAGATGGTCTGATATCTACAATGTGATGAAAATGAAGGATGCCCAAACAGGACAGTCTGCTAAAACCATATTGAACGTATCGCCCAACGCAAAACTTGTAACTCCAGACTTTGAACATGGTTCATACAACACTGGCATGGAAGGGACCTATGCTGGTGGATTGGCTGATGTAAATGGAAACATCGTTGGCGTACCAGACACTGTGTTGTTAAAGCGTTTGTTTGACGAAAAAATGGCGCAAGGCAAAACAATTCCAAACATCCGTTCTTCATTGTTGAAAAGCCACCATGGTCAACTAATGACAGCAGAAGACGTAGCTAGGTTAAGAGAATACCTTGGTTACGATAAGCCCAAAAAAGCTAAAGGTGGTGAAGTTCACAAGGCTGGTGGTGGATTGGCGAAAAGCTTACTCAAAGGTGAGATGACCAATCTTAATGAAAACAGTAAAGATTCCACAATGGATGCTTTTCTTAATTTGGTGCCTGATGTGACGTCTAGATTTGCTCCTGCGTTGGCGGCGGCCCTCTACACTCCGAACCTAAACTCTGGCGAAGATGCTGAGTTAGCCAGAAGAAGAACTATGCCTGCAAACATACAAAGCCCTGCTGGATTTGATCCTCGTGGAGATATGGGTTTAGGAGATCCAAAATTTAATAAAGGTGGCAAAGTAAAAAGAACTGTGCATCGCATCGATGGTCATACAATCCATGTCCACGAGAGGAAGTTGTAATGCCATTACCTAAACCATTATTTTCAGCATTAGACAAAGCTGTAGAGTCTTTAACGAGGACTAGGGGTACTGGACAAGCATTTGTTAACGAGTTGTTAAAGAATCCTATGGTCAAGCCTACAGAGCTTTATGATCGTGGTTTAGATCAGGCTTTGAAGTCTTTGCCAACAACTGATAAGGCTACTGTACAAAAGATTGTAAAAAGTAAACCAGTACCCCAAATCAAACAAAAGACCTTAGGTGCTCCTGATTACAGAGACTTAGATAAGCAAGAACACGCTCTTGTTTCAGACCTTGAAGACCATTTAGACCGTGTTGGCATGGATCATATGGACCCAGAAGCCTACGCTGAGTTAATGGAGTTGCAAAACATCAGAGACAAAAGCACCTTTGATACCTTGAGTGACGAGCAATCCAAGCTTTACAAGGAAATCAATAAAGCTAGAGATGCTGGAAACATGAGTAGGGTAAGAATGCTCAAACAAGACGTTGATCACCTAGACAACAGGATCAATTATCTTGACAACATGAAGATTGTGACGCCCTATCACGAGGGCTTGACCATACCCAATGGCGAAAACTATCGTGAGATGCTGTTGACTTTGCCAAATGGTGGGTTTGGAGGTGTGTCATCACACTTTGGTGGTGAGCCTAACATCATTGCAAGTATGCGTTTAAAAGACCGTACAGGTCCCAATGGTGAGAAAGTATTGCATCTTGAGGAGTTGCAGTCAGACTGGCATCAAAGGGGTAAAGATACGGGTTATCAATTACCACCAGAAGAAACTGCACCTATGGATTCAGAGTATCGTGCTCTTGTCCATAAAAATGCTGATGCAAGATTGTCTGGTTTAGAGCCAGATCCAAAAGATGTTGAACGAGCAAAACAATTAGAAGCTGAACTCATTAGGTCAGATACTTCTAAAATTCCAAACGCACCATTCAAGAAGAACTGGGAGGAGCTTGCACTGAAGCACCTAGTAAACCACGCAGTGGAGAATGGGTATGACAAGATAGCCATCACACCCGGTGCTACGCAGGCAGACCGTTACAAATTGAGCAAGCACATCGATTCATTGAACGTCTTCCCCATGGATGATGGTAACTATAACCTTTCTTTTATTACAACAAACGGTTTGAACCCTGCGAGGCAATACAAGACTGTTTCTCCCAATGAGTTGTCAAACACAGTTGGCAAAGACCTAGCCAAGCAAATTGTTTCTGATATGCACGTTGATAACAATCCAAACCAAGTTTCAAAAGAATACACTGGTCTTGACCTTGATGTTGGTGGCAAAGGCATGATTGAGGCTTACGACAAACGTATCCCTTCTATTCTGAACAAACTTGGTAAACCATTTGGTGCTCAGACAAATCTAAATGCTATGCCTGTTGAAACTGGAAAACAAATCATGGTACCTGATAATGCAGGGTTGGGGATGATTAGTTCTGGTCAGCCAGAAACTGCAAATCTTCACACCTTTGACGTAACGCCACAGTTAAGTGAAAAGGCTCAGACAGAAGGCTTTCCCTTATACAAAAGGGGTGGCAAAGTCCAAATAAGTACAAACCCTGATACTCATTGGGCAGAAACTAAGTTTAAAAGGAAATAATCATGGCAACACAAATGCCTATTGAGCAAGAATACAACCGATTCATTGATGGCATATCAGAGCCTGATGAAGATGGGAACATTGATGTGGAGTTGCCTGAAGAAGATTCAGACGTCATAGAACAGCCTGATGGTTCAGCCATTGTGGTGATGAATGACTTTGATGGTCCCATGGAGGATTCAGACTTCTATTCAAATTTGGCAGAGGAGTTTGACCCATATGAGCTGAACAGAGTGGCGATGCACTACTTGGACTTGATCAA